TTTACCGCGACATCGTCAGCTCGAAATCCGGTATACCTGTTACTGGGTCAATTACCGCAAGCTCTCCATCAAGGATCATGTCCGGGCCATCAGTAATTAGTTCGGGATACTTCGCTGTTACATCATTATTGTGCCTGGTAAACAGTCGTGTCTTTCCGTTACTTCGCGATAATTCCAAGCGATGACCGTCTATCTTCGGTTCGTAAATGCATCGACCATCCGAGAAGGGTGTATCAACTTGCTCCAAAAGCATCGGAGATATAAAATCCATATAGCATCACCGATATAATTGTATCAATCATGACTTATACGTGCGCTGGTAATTACTCGTAACTCACTTTCATGATGTCAAGGAACGGAATTTTTCTTGTTGCTCCGTTTTCGTCTACATGAACGAGCCTTGTGCGCGAATCAAGAACCGTGATCCGCCCACGTACTTTCTCAGCCTCGCCCCAGACGGATAAAGCCCTTTCGTCGCCATCCTCTTTTGCTTCCACAAGCTGGTTTCCTAGGTCCTCTAATTCAAATTCATCCCGCGTTGGTCGTTTGGGTGTGGCCGCTTTTGCCATGCTACTTCCCCCATTGTAATGATTAAAGTATTAACCTTTAACATCAGTAATCCTATCTAACTCTATCCACTGGCAGTCCTCGTCGCTCACCAATTTAATGCGCCGGGCATTCTGATCGATACACTTTACCTCGCCCCACATACTACAGATACTTCCCAGTTCCCCCTTAATCGGATTCCACCAAGACACTGTGATGGCATAATCATTGCGCGCCGAGTCACGGATAATATAGTGAAATGATTCCAGCTCATCTTGTTCGATTGTCGGCATGGAAACCAGTTTCTCGTCCTCTTTCATCTGGAGATACAACTTCCGCTGCTCTGGCAAGACGAAACGCATAAACAAAGGGTTATCAATCCTACTCGTCATATCCTGGACCCCTTCCTTTCCCAAGCTTCTAATACGGCCATTTTGTCCGGCTCCGAACGTTGCCACTCGATATATTCCTCGCGTGCCAAGACCTCCAGCACTGTCATTATGCCACCTCTGTTACGTCCTGTTTTGATACACAGCTCGCTTACCGTCGGCGTGCGACGACGTCCGGCTGAATAATTCCCGATCACCCTTAATACTTTGCGCTCGATATCAGACAGCAACGTCCTCACCCTTGATAATCGTAATTGTTCGGGGCGACGATGTCTCCCAATGTATACGTCCATTCTCCTTTAGCTTTTCGAGATGTCGATGCACCGTACTGGATGATCTTAAACCAACCATTGTACCCAGTTCCCTAATACTTGGTGCGTACTGGTTCTCTTGGATATATTGGCGAATGGCATTAAGTACATCATTTTGCCTAGCAGTAATGTATCTCATAATTAGGCCCCTTTCTTTGTTACAGATGCAGGATAAATAGCTAGGATATTGTCTATGACGAATACTCTTGGAGCACGTTTGGTAAGGCAGTATGCTTTCAATCGATCCTCTACTATCTCCAATGGACGTATAGTACGTTTTGTTGTCTGTTTGTCGCTACCTAGATAAATGATTTGAATATGTTGTTGCTGATTTATCGCTCGTTGCAATTCGTTTACCATGTCGTTCGCCCCCGGAACAGAACTTATGTTCGTATTATATGCGAACAAAGCGCGAACATACAACTATAAATTTTCCCAGAAACCATTTACACGTATTATTATACGTGTTATAATGGGATCATAAGGGAGGTGAATCATGGCTAGTCACTCATCAAGAGAGATAATACGGGCACTTGAACAAGACGGATGGTACTCGGTACATACATCAGGAAGCCACTGGCAGTTCAAACATCCGACCAAGCCCGGGCGAGTGACGGTTCCACATCCTAGAAAAGACATTCCACTCGGTACACTAAAGAACATCGAGAAGCAGGCGGGGATTAAACTCTAATCCCCCTTGTTTCCCCGATATTAAATAAAAATAAAACATAATCGTTCATGTGATTTATTCCGAAAACGATTCTTTTCGGAAATTACACTAACTAAAGGCGGTGACGACAAATGAAGAAAGATCGGTATTTCTATCCCGCGTTGTTCCACTACGCGCCCGACGGCATCTCCGTAACATTTCCTGACCTTCCCGGCTGCATCACTTGCGGAGACAACTCGGAAGAAGCCTTTCGCATTGCACGTGAAGCTATGGCGCTGCACCTCTACGGAATGGAACAAGATGGCGAAACGATCCCAGAACCCTCCGCACCGACTGCGTTGAAGCCGGATCCTGCCGAAGTTGTTACGTTAATAGAGGCGTGGATGCCTCCGTTCCGTGACGAGATAGAGAATCGTGCAGTGAAGAAAACATTGACCATTCCTAAGTGGCTCGATGACATAGCACAAGAACATAAGGTGAATTTTTCACACGTTTTGCAAGACGCTTTGAAAAAGCACCTCGGTATCTCTGATAGGACCAAATAACGCAACAAAGCCCTCCCCCGTTAACCGGAAGGAGGGCTTTGTCATTTTCAAGTCATTCAACAACTACTGGAGTAACCGCCTTGTCGCAGTATAATCTAATATTCGAACAAGTGGGGAACGTGCAAATAAAAAACCACTTCTTTTTATGGAAGTGGAGGTAAAAGCCCAATTACTTTTGCGACAGTTACACCAGCTGCAGAGGTTCGTAGCGTTTCTGAGAAAAGCTTAAACACTCCTTTTGCTCTTTCCCAGTTACTTTTTTTAACAGCTTCTTGTAAAGTCTGATAATCAGCCAATGCATCTGTTTTTTCTTGTCCTTCAGGTAATTTATTGATTTCAGTAAGAAAAGCAACTAACGCTTCCGAATTGATTCCGTTTGTTTCAGAATATTGCTGATCTACCTGGTCACTTTGTACATTTAGGTTTCCCTTAAACGCTGATTGATTGAAACTATCCGAGATAGTTCTTTGATCCAAGCTTAACTCCCCCCCGTTAAGTATTATTTGCTGTACGATAATAGATGCTATTTTCTCCTGACTTAAACCAACTCTATTTAAATCAAAAAGAGTTGTGCCTGAGGCGTTTACTGCAGGATGCCCAGAGGAAGGTCTGGTTGTCCTGTCACCTTTTTTTTTACGTGTTCCACATATGGAGGAAGAAAATCAAAAGCAATCCAGACCTTCTCGGGATTTGGAATATATGTAACATCACAAATGTGACATTTTCGTTCTTCTTTCACAATATCTGACGGGGAATCTACTGCATAGTCACTATCCCCATCAGGGCATTCAACTTCAAAATATACCCTTAGTTTCTTACCGAGTAGTGTAAGCAGATGCTCAGTAACAAATTTAAGATCAGCTATTCCTGTTCGTGTACAAACATAGTGAGGTGAAAAGTGCTTTTTTCCTTCTACTGCCATTTCCTCTAATACATCATCGATAAGAAATGTAGACATGCACACTCACCTCACTTGAATATTGTTACCCCTTAGTTTCAACCACAAGTTCCTCATCGTCAAGTCCCTGATTAATGTCTTCTTCTATTTGCGGGAACTTAATCCTTAGAATCTCTTGCAGAACATGATCAATAACTTCTTCTCCGACCTTTGTCCGGAACCAGAGCCCCTCATCTGTAATAACATATGAAATGTCCTCTTCAAAACCAAAGCTGTACGTAAATCGAAACACCAATGTTTTCTTTTTCATCGGAGTCCCGGTAAATTCCTTCTTGTATTCCTCAGTTGCCTCTAAATCTTCAACCTGTGTATTTGCTGTAACTTCTTTGGTAGCGTATACACCTTCAGTCATTTTATGCTTAGCAGCACGAAGTCTTGCTCCTAATCTTTGAGCCAACTCGTTTGCTTGCAGGTCGTTTAGCTTAGTGATTTTGTCCCAATAAACTTCTTCGTTAAAAATATCCATAACCCCAAGAACTGCTTGCTTAAACAATTCATTTTGAGATTGACTGGCACGTATTTCAAAAGAAAAAGGTGAAAAATGGATAATGACGTACTCAAGAATTTGTGGTGATCGTACTACAATTTCAAAATCCTCAAGAAATCTACGTGGAGTTCCTAGTAGTGAGAAGGCCAAAACCATTTTATTTCCTAGTTCATATGCCCTAATAAGCTGGGGTTTCTCGTTTAGTTGCGGTCGTATTCCCCGTTTGAAAATGGTATCCCCGTATTTTTGGATCAGATGATCCCGAAAGTAGTCTTTGTTGTGCCATTCTGCTGGAATACCACTCATCATAACGTGAATATTAACTGCCGTTGCTCCTGCAAATTGGAACTGATCCGCTAATGCTCTCCCTAATTCAGGAACCTTATCTGATATTTCCTCAGCCATTTCATCTATTGAATTTTTTCTTGCGTCCAGTTCTCGCTCAGAAATTATTTGCTTAAGTGCACCAGATGGAACTTCCATTATTAGAATATCCTTCAAAGCCATACACTAATCAACCCCTCCCATCAAAAGACCTATGATCTAGGGCTAATTTATCATTTGTGGATATTATTTACAACAAAAAAGAGAATATATTTAATAATCTCACTATTTGTTCAGTGCTTTTTTCTCTGTTAAACATTGGTCACAGAAAATACGAAAGCCCTCTTCAGAAAAATAATCCAAAAGGAGGGCACTCGAGTTATACCTTGTGCACGTTTTTCTATTGTGATTTCCAAGTCCGTTCTCTCATATATCGGTACATCCGAGTAACCAACCACGCCCATGCCTGCTTTCCGCCAATCATAGCAAAGCCGTTTCGTATACGTGTCGGTAAAAACTCATATCGATCAATGAGTTCTTTTTCCTTCGTAAATAGTAGGGCTTCGAACTGCGGGTACTTACCCTCAATGTCGGCGATAAAGGCGTAGACACGAGGAAAGAGGTCAGCACTCATTGCCCCTAAAACTAAAAAGAGCAGAGCCATTAACCAGCCCCGCTCCTGAAAAAAGAGAACCGTTTGCGTAAACCACTCCATACTACAGCACCCCTTTCAACAACACAGTTTTTGTCGTTCCATCCCATTCCACTTGCTTGCCAAGGACTTCAGCTAGCACACGAGCCGGCGCATAGGATGTCCCTTTTTCATTTCTAACTGCTACCTCGACCCCATTTACAGTCACTTTTTGAGTTACAGGGTCCCATCCTATCGTTCCCCCTACCGCCTCTGTGATGGCACGAACCGGAACATAGGACACTCCATCAATGAGAAGCCCTGTGGCATCTAGCTTTAGACTAATTTGACAAGTATCCACAGTATTTTGTGTTTTCTGTGGATTCCCTGTGAGTAACTTCTGTACATCATCTTTAAATTTGGCCCACGCTTGAGCAGCTGTTAACCCAGTGAATCTCCGCGCGTAATCGTCCCCTACGAAGTAAGCCGGGCAGTTCTTTCCGGTAATGTCAAAATGACGCCACAGGTGATCTACGCCCCAGCCGTAGCGTTTAAGGATGTCGGCAGCCAGCTCCAGCGTGTTCTGGTACATCGCCTTGAAATCTCCATCTGCGTTGACACACATCTCGATTCCAATGGTGCAGTTATTTGGATACGAGCTCAGCTGCTTGAGTGCATCAGGCTTGTACGTCTTTGCACCAACGTGATACCCCATCTCGTTTTCAGGCAGGCAGCGAATGATCTGCGTGTCATCAACGATGTACTGAGTGCTAGCTTCAGTCGTTGGCTTATTGAAATAGTTCCGGTTAGCTACTGCATTAGCGCCCTTGCCCTCATTTGCTGTCCAGTGGATGACTACACCCTTTGGCGTAATCTTAGTGCCGGGTCGTGCTGTTTTGTTCGTCAGGAGCATGTCTGTAATATTAATAGGTGCCCCTTCCTTTCTTTGAACATCGTATTGATAGAGCTTGTACTGCTCAATGATTTCAATCAGTTTCTTTGGATAGACAGGATCTGTAGCGTATTTTGCGTCATAGACCTCCTGGCATGCTGTTTTCCAATCAGCACCAATCACTTTTGAATATCGCGGTTTTAAAAGGAAATCTGTATGATCCCGTATGCTCTCCGTCCAATTGTTGTACTTGCGGAAGGTAGAGGCTTTCTGGATCTTCTTGCCATTCACAACTTCATCAGATACCTTTTCATAGCTGCCAGCAGGACCAGTGCCTTTTATGCCAAATAGATTTTTAGCATTCACGGCCAGCTCAGAAGAGCCCCATCCAGATTCCAGAATAGCCTGAGCGATCGTTAATGAAGCTGGTATGCGAGTCTTGTGCATGTCCTCAACAGCAGTCGGTGCAATCCGTGAAATGAATTCCTGTTGATTCACTTTGTTGACTCCCTTCGCGCAGATCGCTCTGCCTTCGCTTTGATCTCAGAACCAACCATCTTCTCAATTGATTTTGGCATTGGCCAGCCTGCACGATGAGCATTTGCGGTCATACTGTTCCATGTGTGGTAGAGTAGACCGAATGATACCCCATAGAACAGGAATCCGGGTGTGCCTATCACCTTATCCAAAAGATTTGCGAATGCTGGTAGTGCTAATAGAAACAGTGTACGTGGGATTCGGCTTAGGCCATATTCTGAGGAATACGTTTCATCTTTTTTCGATGCAGCAATGCCGGTTACCCAATCAAGAACAAATGCAAAGAAAAGCACGGTCAAGATGTCCACGCGATTACTGCCATAGAAATACTGAAAAACAGATGATAAAAGAGCCCCGATTGTTGCTGCCATTCCGTTCGCTGGGGTGGCTACGTTATCTAAGCTTTGAAGAAACTTCATCGTTTCATCTTCCTCCTCACCCCCTTGGGGCAAAAAATCAGGGAGCCACGTCAGCAGCTCCCCAACAAAAAAATCACCAGCCTAGAAATCTTGACCGGTGATTTGCTTGTATTCTTCCGGTGTGATTTCACCAAAAGGATTTGTTTGAGTTTTTACAGCCAGGCGAAGCTGATCCGCATTTACCCATTTCATGTTAAAAGCGAGCATCCAAAATGCCATAGTTATTCACCTCCCTTCAATTGGATTACTTCAAGTGTCAATAAGGCTACCTTTTGCCCGAGTGATGAAATCAGCATGTCTTTTTGCATGTTCTTGATCTTCTCCATCGCTAGTTCTTGTCCCAAAGCACCGACAGACATTTTCTCTTGAATAATCGCATTCTGGGCATCTTGGATTTCGCTGACTGGTTTTTCAAAATCCAAAGGTATCGTCAATCGAATGCACCCCCAAACCCTTTGACAGTGATTGGCTCTGTCGCTGTTCCTTTCTCAATACGCACGCGAATACTGACTCCCCACGTTGCAGCTGTTTTCTGTGCGTTTTGGAACACATAGCCACGACCGTAGCGTGCATTGAAGGAAATGTCCTCCCAGGCAGGAACAGCGTCAAATGCGTTGTTCGTTGCCTCAGCCACGAATACAGCCCCTGGAGGCAGTGACATGTCCATCGTCAGTAGAACACGCTTGGCAGCTACGTCAGTCGTCCATGGCGTTTCAATCTCAAAGG